TGATGCTTCTGTCCAGTTTTCTTATCTTCCTCGACAAGATATTGAACGTCTTGAATTTCTTCTCTAATAAGTTTCATTTATTAAACCCTTTAGGTATATTTAGCCTGGTATTGATCCGACAATATCTCTAGCTATAAAGCCTGCCACTTTACCAATACCTTTAGCAATTTTTAGTCCAGCCGAACCTGGTGGATTTTTTGCAGCAATATCATCCGCTCTCTTTCGATTACGGCCTGTTGGTGTATCTGCATAACCGGTTTTATCTTTATCTTTTGGAGTAGAAGGAGCAGCCTTTCTCTGTGCGACTGGCTTTTCTTTAGGCATAAATTTTACTTTAGGTGCCTTTTTACCACCTAAACCTTTTTTGCCACTTAAAGCAATTGCGGCTCTATATAGACCAGCTTTCTTTCTAGCGGCGCCTGCTACGTCAGGATCACTAGACTGCATTGCACCTCTAATACCGGCGGTGCTCTTTTCAGTGGCTTCTGAAACTTTTTTCTTTTTTGTTTTAACGGTAGATTTAGAACCTATTGGTGGTAAACTTCTATCTTTAGGATCCTGCAAGACATCAGATGCTTTACGAGGTGTCATACCTCTTGCTTCAATGTCTGCTCTTGCTTGAGCAATTGATTTACCGCCCATTGCTTCATCCATTTCAGCGGCAACCATACGCTTCTTTTCATACATCTTACGTTCTTTGATATTACCAATACGATCTTCAAAAAGTTCTTTAGCTACGGTATAATCGCCAGAAATAATGCTTTCGACTAGATTAGACATTAGACAACACCTGTTCTATTAAATGCGATTGGATCGGCTGTTTTACCCTGGTCATAATCACGACCATCTTTCTTGATGTCAATGAATAGTGTCCAAGTATCTGTAGCACCAGCGGTGCTTGTGAATACAATATCGCCTGTGCAATTTGCTGTGTCAGGAATTTCAATTGTTCCTGGTGTGCTTCCTGAGTCAAAGTTATAATCGAATGGTCCATTACCAAATGTAACAATAGATGAATTGCTATTACCGCCCCATTGTAGTGTTACTGCTTTCGCAGCAGTCATTTGACCTTGACCCCAAATACGCTTGATAGCAACTCTATTAAGACGCTTTGGATTAGATGTGCTAATCTGACCTGTAGCATTAATAGCATAAGCTAGATTTGCAGCTACGATCAATGAAACATTGGCATCTGTACCACCATAACCAACAACTTTAATAACGGCATGTCTGTTGGTATCTACTAATGTTTGTTTTGTTATTGTCGTTGCCATTTATTATGCCTTTATCGAAAAGTTAAGTAGTTTCTTGAAGGATTCTAGGTCTTCGTTCAACATACTTTCAACAATCTTTTTGTTCTTAGTATTGACCGAATCATAAACTTCAAGGATTCTTTTAGCCATACTGGTATTTAGTGTGACTGTTCTTCCGTTAATTTCCATTTCATATAATGGAGTATCTTCTCCAATCATGTTACGAATATCGGAAATCTTATTCTCTTTCATAAGAGCCTGACGTTGGCGCTCTTTCTGAATAGGATTACCTTGTGAACCTTTTTCCCATGAGCTATAGGTCTTAACACCTGGCTTATCTCTTACTAGCTTACCTGAATCTGAATCCATAGTATGCCCTATAGCATTAGCAGCGGCCTTTCCTGCTTCTATAGCGGCTGTGCCTACTAGACTTCCTGCGGCTCCACCGGCAGCGTCAGCCGCTGCGCTAGTTGCTGCACCACCAGACTTTTTAGGTGCTTGTGTAGGAGGTGCTTTTCTTGGCTTAGGTGTTACAGGTGCCTTTGGTTTAAGTTTTCTAAGAACTGCACCGCCAAGTTTTTTAGCGCCAGCAACAATTGCTTCACCGGCGGCCGTGCCTAGTGCTAGTCTACCTGCACCGGCGATAAGTGGCCATATTTCATCAACCTGTTGTCTTTCTTCTCTTATCTGTGCCAATTTCATCTTAAAATCTTCTTCACAATTCCAACGGCGTAGTGCCTTATTAATACGTGAATCTGGATCTCTTGCTGTTTTAGCAGAGGTTAATCTCTTTTTCATTCCACCCATACGTGAACAGAATGACTTACGGCGTGAGGCTCTCTTACCTTTTGGATTCTTTTCAGTAACGGCTGTCTGTAATTTAGAACCTGGATTCTCACGCTTATAGGCATTGACTGCCTTCTGTGATAGACCATCGGTCTTATCTTTACGATTTACTGATTGCCAATCTTCTTGATAGATACCACGTTCTGCGGTATCTGGATATTTGTTTTCTTCGTATGTTGGTCTTTCAGAATATCTTGTAGCACTGGCTTCCTGTTCTTTTACAGGAACACAATTAGGAACTTTCTTACTGCCCTTCTTTTTCATACCTACCATTTCATAACCCTTCCAGCAAGGATCATCCTTCTCATGAATGACTGCCTCTGAAAGATTGAGATTACCGCCAGGTCCAAATGGAATAGAAAGATACTTGTCAAGCATCTTAGAATAGTATAAAGCAACTACCTGTTTATTTGGATATAGACGATATGAGGTTCTTCTAAACACAAGAACCTGTGGCATATTACTTGTAGAAGGGATTGTTGGATCTTTCGACTCCTCAAGCGAAACCATTTCTGGAGCATCAAAATGTTCCAGATACTTTTCGTTATATTCTTCTTTGATTTGCTTGAGTGTTTTCATTCTATAATCCTTTATTCAGCAAAGTAGTTGGCGGCGATTTCTTTCTTGCGCTCTTCCAACTTTTCCATAGCTTTCTCTTGTAGAGCCTTCATAAGATTATCTTTCATCTCTGGAAGATTATTTTCAGCAATGTTCTCTATTGCTTCCTTAATTAGTCCGTTACTCATTTTAGTTTCCTCTTTGAATTGTTGACCGTATTTTGTTTGACCCTTTTCACCACCTCTATCTACAATCAAGTCTGGTTTGTTACCTAGTTTTTTACTTAGACGAGCTGAATGGACATGATGTTTTTGGAAGAATGGCATCCAAAATTCTTTCACTTCTTTCTTTTCTTCTTTCTTCTTACCACTCTCAATAAACTTTTTGTTAATGGCACGGGTAAGAGTTTTACTTGGCGCTTCACCTCTCCAAAAACGAGCATTAGAAACTTTGCCTACCAACTCTGCGGATATTTCATTGACTTGCTTTTTTGGAGCATCAGACAAACCTTCAGCACCTACTGTACCGCCTTTGTTGTCATACTCACCTAGTTCTTTAAGGTTCATCTTATTGGTAGAATGTTGGATTTCATTTGGTGAATATGATGTGAAACCCATATCGTTTAGATGTTTGTTGTGCTTGTCTCTAATTAATTTGAGTACCGCTCCGTTATAATCTTCGTAAGACATTGTGTTAGTAGTAATGTATTGATTAACAGGATCTATTGCTGGATTACCTGTAACGTTACCTAGTCCTCTGACACCAACGGTGCTTGTGTCCTCTTTCATAGAGATAGGTGACTTTTCCATCTTGTGTAGTTTCTTATAATAATCAGGACGTTCGGCAATGTGGTCTCTTGCTACTTGTCTGGCTTTCGCCATACTTTTTGTGTGTTCTTTCTCAACCTTAGCACCGTCATTAACCAAACGCATAACCTCAGAAACGGACATATTCCATTTCTTGGCAATAGCCTGTATACCTGGTGTGCGGACGTCTGTGCTTTTATTCATCATGGTCCTTATTTAGTTCAACAAGAATACCGTTCTCACTGATATGAGTTATCTTACCATTATCATCGGCATACTGACCTAAACCTGCATACCATAAGCCCAATTCTCTAGCTTCTTTAACTACAGACTTTTTAGCTGGCTTCTTTTCAGGCGCTTTCTTGTTGGCCTTAATTCTTTCTAGTTCTATCTTTTTATCTATCATTTTGGATTCATGATCACGACCAACTGTTTCAGATTTATTTGGACCTTGATCAGGTCCTGTAATCTTATCAACTTCTTTTTGAACTTGAGCCTGAGCGATCTGTTGTTGGGCACCAAACTGAATCTGGTTTATTTGATCTTGAGCCATTTGTTGCTGTTGCATTTCCATATTGGCTTGATCAATCTGAGTCTGAATTTGTCCTTCTTCCTGCATCTGAGCATTGATTTCTTCAATGTCATCGTCAGACTGCATAAGAACGTTTTTACGAACCCACATTACAGAATAATATTTACCTATAAACGGATCAATCTTAGTAAGAGTATCAAGGCGAATGCCTAGTAGTTCTGCTTCCTTGATTTCATCAAAGTTATTGTCTTTTTTAAAGTCATACCAGATATCTTCTTTAAATTCTTTCCATTCTTCATCGGTACAGACCTTTTTAAGAACCAACTGGACTCTCAGAAGGTCATCGAATAAAGTAGAGAACTTATTACGGAGCCTCTGGACAAACTTAGCAAACTTGATTTCGTCTCTGGTGATTTCAGTGGTACGACCAAGAGAGAAGCCTTGGTTCTGTTCTAGTCTGGAGATAGGAACACCAAGAGCTTTGTGTAGTTTGGTCTGGAAATACTTAACATCTTCCAATTCACCAAGGTTACGAGCACCTTCAAGTGTAGAGATTTCTGTGCCTTTGGATCCTTCACGGCGAGGTAACCAGAAATCTTCTAACATTGAAAGATGTTTGCGGTCATCCTTGATCTCACCAGTATTGGAATCGTAAACTAACTTATTACGATACTTGACCATGATATCACGAACATACTGGTCAGCCTTAACGGTAGGCATATTACCAACGTCAATATAGAATACACGACGCTCAGGCGCACGAGATAGACGGTATATAACTGTAGCATCTTCAACCATTCTTAAATTGTTGAATGGTTTGATTGCTTTGTGTAGGTAAGAAAGAACCATTGACTGCTTTGGATCCATGATACCTGAATTGACATTAACGATAGAGTCAACGGCAATCTTTGAGCCTAGATTGGTACCTGCACCAATCATACCTTTTTCGTTATAAAGGTAATACTCAATTTGCTTTTTGATGATTTCGATACCTGTACCAGGATCACGCATCTTTTGGATTTCACGGATCTTACGAATACGGCGTGGATCGATATACTTCAATTCTCGTAAGCCTAATTGCGGCTGTGTTTCGTCGATGACCAAATGATAGAATAGGCGGCCGTCAATATACCATCTGCGAAAGATATCGTGACCCATGTTACCAAAGTTGAGCATCTTTAGAATGTAATTGAACTCGTCCTCAATTCTTTTCTTAATAGCAGGAGGAACTTTAAGTTCATCTAGGTTGATTTCAACCGATGTGCCAGAATCTTCCATGACAATTGCTTCATTGACAATTTCATCAATAGCTGATTCCATTTCTGGTTGAATGGACAGTTCTCTATACTTGGTGATTAATTGTGTTTCATTTCTAAATGTGCCGTCTAGATCGACATATGTACCATAATAGCCAGCACCAGCAACCGTTACGGCACCATCATCATTTGATGGCAAGCTGAACGATTTCTGTGTGGGAGCCTCATACTGATTTAGACGCTGATTTGGGTCGGCGCCGATCTGAAAGCCAAATAATTTCACATTACAATCCTTCTATTAATGATGCCCGTGGAGATTTCTCTCCACGGGTACCTGTATATTTATTAGACGCCAGCAACACCATCTGTAGTTGCAACAGGGAATAGTGATTCCCACCACTGGTATGAGAATGTTATTGCGAACTCCTCAATGTTATCACCAGAAGCCCAATCTAGTTCAATTGGTGAAACATCAATAGGAAATGCACCTACGATCTTATACTGCTTGATGATCTGGCCAGTTTTAGCGAACTGGGTAACCCATGCGTCAGCCTGGTAAAGATTGCTATTGAATAGCACAGGTGAGCGTAGGTTATTCACATGTTCATTCATACGAGACATCCAGATTTCCATATTATTACGGATACGGAAGTTTTCATCATTGATCACTGTGAATGACCAATCTGGAAAAGTTCTGCTACCAGCAACCTTGATTTCACGACCAAAGTATGGTACAGAAATCGAATTGATGGTATCACCAGGTAGAGAGGTTGCTCTAGCTTTAAAGCGAACTTCCTGGTCTAGGGGAATCCCTAGACCGATTGTTGGAGGAAGGTTCATCGTGACCTCAAAGAGACTTGCTCTTGCGCCGTCAGCGATTAGGCTTGCTCGAAACTGTTGAACATTAAATGCCATTTGTTTTTTCTCCTTTGTCTTTATTTATTAGAATGATCCGACAACTTCGGAGAAGGCAACGCCTGTTCTAACAGCCACAAAGTTAAGCTGGATAAAGTTGATTGCTCTAGCTGGCTTAACGTAAATGTCTCCGATGAACTCGTTGCGGTCAATGACCTCTGGTGTATTGTTTGTTTCGTCACAAACTACCTTAAAGTCATAGATACCACGACGACCTTTAACGTCTCGTAGGAATGGTTCTACTAGAGCAATGAATTGGGCCCTTGTAAACTCATCATTGAACTCGAATAGAGAATACTTAGCCGCTCTTGAAATTGACTTTTCAAGGACAATAAAGAGACGACGAACGTTGATTCGGTCGAAGGCAGATGGCTTAGCAAGAAGGGTCTTATCGCCATATAGAACTGTGCCTTCACCCTTAAATGATACAATTGGGTTAATTGAGTTTTTATAAAGTTCATCACGGTCAGCCTTTGAAGCATTCCATGATAATCTTGTAACATTCTTAATTCCACCACGATTTAGACCGGCAGGTGAGAACCATGGGTCACGATTAAAGTCAGTGCGGGCACATAGACCAGCAATGTCACCGTTTAGTGGTACCCAACGATATACGTTGTTATACTTATCGAACTGTTTCTTCCATGCAGAGTCCATAACAGCATAGGAAGAAGATAGGTTCAAGTCGTTTCTATGGGTGATGATAGCAGTAACCTCACCGCCAGCATTATCCACAGCGTCTTCCATAAGAGGAGAAATGAAAGCTACGGAATCCATTCTCTCTTCGGCAATGTTCTGAATAACATGGCGTTGAACTGTTAGATCGGCATCACCAGTCATGATTAGTGATACATCAACTTCATCGGTCTGAGCAAACTTATCAAATGCTGAAATGATATCAGCAGTTGTTGGTGTGCCGGTAGAACCGTTTGTTAGTGTTGAGGTATAAGAAGCGTTTGACTGGAAAAATGTTACGTTAGCTGCGGGTAAACCCCATGTAGTTGTTTCGTTTAGATAGGTAGTTGGGTTCTGTGCGTGATTTAGCACATAGATGAACTGTGATCTATCATTAACAACATTAACATAGTAGTTTGAAGAACCGTCATCATTTGTAGCATCGAATGCCTTAGAAACGTATGAGAACTTTTCTAGAACAGTATTGGCCTGACCACCAGAGAACTTACCTAGTGTATCAATCACAATAATGTGCATTTCGTCGTTAGCACCTCTTTTATCTGCAACAAAAGCAGATGTTCCAGGTACACCATTAAATTCTGGCTGGTATTCCCAGTTGGCGAACGGCACAGACGAATTGGCGCTACCAGCGAATAGTGAAACTCTTAGAGAGTTGCCTAGGTCACCAGAATAGCGGGCTGCCCACATACCAGCGGTGTTAGCTGCTGATAGATCAAGATAATTTAGTTCATAGTGATCCTTATTCTTGATAAGAAGACCGGTTGAACCGTTTGTAGCGTTTCTTGCGGCTGAGGTATTTGCGGCACGAATTAGCTTGAGGTTTTGACCATATGCTAGGAAGTTAGCTGCTGTAAACCATGACTTGAATGTATTAGCACTTGGCTTATGAAACCAACGGACTAACTCAATCTCGTTGGAAATGGTCATGATTTCGTCAATTGGACCCCAATCAAAGTTACCGGCAAAACCACCCTCTGTTGTAGATGTTGATGGGACTACGGTCGTAAGATCGATTTCCGACCAAGCCACACCGGGTGAAAGTTGATATGCCATCTTTTACTCCTTTATAGGTTGAATGGTGTAAAATCCATTTCAACCTCTATTTATTGTTTTAGAGATTTTCAGCTATAGCCGGGAATCCCACCTATAGTTAAGATCATCAAACGGGTATAGTTTTTCTCTGTCACTTGTCCATCGGTCACCATCAGCATACTTTTCCTCAAACGGATCGTCAATACCATTATCGATGAAACCGAATGGTACGTTTTCCACATCTTCCAGATAGGCTATCTCTTTCTGGAGGACATATCTGATATCGTTCGAAACAGTCTCTTTAAATAGCTTCTGTGCGGTTAGCCATCCAAAATGTACCAAGGTCATGGCCAGATCGTCATTTGAACCCTCTTCTGCCATAAAGGTTTTCTTATTAGCAGAAAATGAGAATAATTCTGTAATAGTATCCTCATCGTTAAGTATTAGTTTATCACTCTCAACTAGCGTCTTGAGGTTAGCACAACCAATCATCTTTGACTGGGCTGTGATCCTGAGACCAAATGCTAGTTTATTCTTACCGGCAGCAAACCCACCTGAGGCCTGCATACCTTGTTTGCCCTTTATCTGAAACTTTAGCAGATTTTCATATGACAGTTCATAATGTAGAATGTCTGCGACCTGTAGACCAATAGAATTGATTTCAATAAGAACGAAGGCCTCATTGTATTTGTTTGCGGCTGAGTAGATAACTGCGGGTAGAAGCATCGGGCTAATTTCATTATTTCTATATTTAGCTACCTGACGATATGGGATTTGTGTAACGTCAAAGATAGAGAATGTAGAGTAGTCTAGTCCCTGTCCTTCTGACACGTCGGCACATAGAACATAAGTGTGATTGGATTCTGGTTGCTCAAATATGTCCATACACTCCATACGAGTGATTGGCTCTTTCCAATGTAGTGAAGCAAGTTTAGCACCATTGATTAGTGTGTTAGATGAACCTAAGAACTCACAGCCAAACTCTTGGTCAAATTGCCGTTGGCTAGTGTTGCGTATAGTTTCAGCGGCCCATGCTTCATCTCTGCCTGGTACCATAGACCAGTGGATCTCAATGGGAACATATGTGCTGGTTTTATCAATAGCTTTCTGCCACATCTTATAGAATAGGTTCATACCATTTGGTGTAGAAACGATAACGACCTTAGATGTTTTACCAGATGAAATAGTAGGATAAGTTGAGTTAAAGAAGTCTTCAGCAATGTTGTTTGGGACGAACGCAAACTCGTCCAGAAAGATTAGATTAAACGAGAAACCACGAACTGAGGAGCCTGACGTTGAATCGGCTAGAACTCTTGAACCGTTAGCAAGATAGATAGAACCTTTGTTCCATTCTTTGATGCCTTGCTTCAAGAACATAGGCAGATACTCAAAAGCAAGTTTAAGTTTCTGTAACAACTCACGGGCAGTTGGAGCACGGTTAGCTAGAATAGCGACAACAAAGTTTTCGTTGAATAGAACTTGATGTAGAATGTATGCCACA